TGGAGCACCTGCGGCGTGATTCGGCTCTTGGCATGATTCCCTTCGAGTTCGCAGCGGATTCGAGCAAGATCGGCGGGGCAGGCGTGCGCTTGATCGTCGCCAAAGCTGATCGCCGGTTCTCATTCCGCCAGATGATCCTCGAACGCCGCCTGATCAGGCCGATCTGGACCTACGTGATCGGTGACGCGATCAACCGCGGACTCCTGCCGCCCATCGAAGGCTGGTGGAAGATTTCCTCAGTTCCTCCGAAACGTGTGACAGTCGATGCTGGACGCGAAGCCCAACAAAACCGTGCGGACGTGGAAATGGGACTCAAGACGCTATCCGATCACTTCCAAGAACTCGGTGCTGACTTCGGCGAGGAAATCGAGCGCCGTGCCAGCGATGCAAAACTCATTCTTGAGACGGCAGAAAAATACGGCATTCCGGTCGAGATGCTGTGGAAGCCATCCGGCTCCTCGTTGACACCCATACCCGAGCGTGAACTCGCTCCTCCTGCAAAATCGCGAATGGCTGATCCAGCCTGATGCACTTCGGTCGATGATCGCTACGGCAGATTCTTTCCGTGCGCTCGGCAGCCCAGTCGTCCGTGACCAACCATCCAATTCTCTTCTATCCGTTGAAGACGGCGTGGCCACGGTATCAATCAGCGGCCCCATCATCCGCAAGCCCGACATCTTCGCCCGGGTGCTGATGGGCGCGACCGACTCCGAGGAAATCGGAGCTGCAATTCAAGAGGCCGCTTCGCGTCCCGACATCAAGGCGGTGTTTTTGGACATCGATTCTCCAGGTGGAACCGTGGCAGGCACTCCAGAACTAGCTGCTGCGGTTTCCACACTCGATCAGAGGAAGCCAGTCTATGCTTTCTCATCCGGCCTCATGGCATCCGCTGCCTATTGGATCGCCAGCCAAGCTCGTGCCGTTTATGCAACGCCATCCGCTCAAGTCGGGTCTATCGGTGTGGTGCAAGCGGTGGTCGATCGTTCGGCTGCCATCAACGCGGCAGGTATCAAGGTGGAGGTTTTCTCGGTCGGAAAATACAAGGCGATGGGTGCTCCTGGCACTCCACTGACCGACGACCAACGCGAGCTGATCCAATCGAACCTCGCTGAAATCGCCGGTGAATTTCATGCAGCAGTTCTAGCAAAAGGCCGCGCGATTCCACCTGATGCCATGGAAGGCCAGACATTCAGCGGACGCCAAGCCCAGCGCCACAACCTCTCAGGCATGGTTCCAGACCGCGCCGAAGCGATGCGCCGCCTCAAGGTCTATCACGCAGCGGTTGACACGAGTTCCCGTGCGATGACTACCTCACTCGAAGACCAACTTCTCGAAGCCCGCACCCAGGTCGATGACCTCACGCGGGATTATCAGGCACAAACCGAACTCCTCACCGAAAACTCCACGGCGCTCGATGCCCTGCGCGGTGAAGTGGAAACTCTGACGGCCCAACTCGAATCGCTCACCATCGAGCGTGATTCAGCCGCGCAGGAATCCGCCACCTTACACTCGCGCATCACAGCACTCCAAGCATCGCAGGCAGATTTCGACCGGAGACTGCAACTCGAAGTCGCGCGCGTCGTCGCCTCTACCGGCACCACGCTTCCCGCCAGCATCACCCCGGCGGGCGACTCTCAACAAGTCCCACAAGCAAGCACCTTGAACGAACTCGTCGCCCAATACGAGCAGATCGTCAGCGATCACAAGCCCGTGGAAGCAGCCGCCTTCTATCAACAACACCTCGCCAAACATTTCACCCGCTAACCTGCCATGCCCAACTCACACGCCACAGTTAATTCTGCCATCATCGCCCAGACCGCGCTCACCACGCTACAGGCAAAGTTCCCGCTCCTTGGACAAATTGCTACCGACTTCTCATCGGCGAGCGTGAAGTTCAATCAGGACATCGTCACCCACATCGTCACGCCAACTGTGGCCAAGGATTTCGTTCCTGCTACAGGTTACGTCCCTGACGATCAGGCACAGGTCGATGTCAGCGTCAAAATCAACAAGCACGCCTACGCGGGCTATGCCATCACCGACGTCGAACGCTCGACAAGTGAGATCGACCTCAACCAACGCTACGCAGACAAGGTAGCTTACGCTCTCGGTCGCAAGGTGAGTGACGACCTGATGGCGCTCATCATCAACGCGAACTTCACCAATAAGACGGAAATCGCGGTAGCCAGTTTCGGTCGCAACGCCGTGGTGGATGTCAGCACCAAGCTCAACAAGCGCTTCATCCCAGACATGGGTCGTTTCATGTTCGTCAACTCGGACTACTACAACGCACTGCAAAAGGATGAGGCACTCTACAAGGCCTACATCACCCCAGCTGCGAGCAATGTGGTGGTCACTGGAATGCTGCCCGACGTGAACGGCTTTACTGTAATCGAATACTCGGCTCTTCCCGAGAATGGTGAACGATTGGTCGGATTCGCCGGTATTCGCGAGGGACTCATCATGGCTGCCCGCGTGCCGGATGTTCCAGCCAACACTGGTGACACCGTCATCCGCGTCGTTACCGACCCGCGCACTGGCCTCTCGATTCAGGTGCGTGATCGCTATGACGGTCGCCTCGGTAAGCAAGAAGTGAGCTTCACGCTCATGTATGGCTTCGCCACGGGCAACAAGCCGGTGATCGAGCGGATCATTCGCCCTGCCTAAATTTCCCTCTGATTCGTAGTCGCCCTCTCTCGGGAAACTGGGAGGGGGTGATTTTTTTTTGACAAGCGATCAAGAGCATGTCCCTCGAATTTGACATCCTCAGCGACCTACAACAACTTCTCCAGGAACATGGAGTGAAAGCGCGCTGGAACGGCATCAACCTGCTCGTGCTGGTCAGTCGCAATCGCAACGAGCAGCAACTCGATATTGGCGGCTTTGTGGATTCGCCAGATCTGAGCCTGCGTGTGCCAAAGCTCGCATTTCCTGCCGCTCTACCGAAGCTCGGGGAACGCATGGAAGTGGATGGTGCACACTATCGCATCAATCGCGTGAGCCGTCATCCGCGATCTCCACTACTCACCCTCAGCCTATCCTCCACCGATGAGTGACGTGCGTATCACAGCCAGACTCGATGGCACAGCGGATGTGGTGCGCTTGCTGCGACGTCATCCAGAAAAAATTGGACGCACGGTGGAATCACTCGTGAAGCAGGAGGCGCGTGGCCTATCGGTGGAGCTAGCGCGCAACACCCGCCCGTTCGGGTTTTCTGACAAAGCTCGCAAGATTGGTGAGGATGCTGTGGCCAGAGACATCGCCGGTGTATTCGCGTTACCTTCTGATGCCTACGAGGAACTGCGTAAGTCTGACCCGCAAGCAGCCGACCGCTATTGGGCCAACATCCAGAATCGACGATTCAAACGCGCAGAAAACAATCTTCGCCAATCGAGTAGCGGATGGAATGATCTTGCCGTTGGCCGTCTCGACCCGAACCTGCATCAGTGGGGGCAACTCGGTGGGGAGAAGCCCAAGCAAATCGTCACCAGTCCCAAGGCACGCGAGACATACATCGCCAAGATCCAGAAGCGCGTCGGCTTTGCGAAAGGCTCGTGGATCAATGCGGGTAAATCGATTGGTGGGAGGATCCGCGGGGCGGTGCAGTGGGCGACTCGTCACAAGCAGGCTCCCGGTAGTGCAGTGATCAAGACTGGCGACAAGGCATCGGTCACACTGGTGAACAATCTCGACTACATCGATGATGTGACCACCTACAAGACCGTGAGTCTCGCGCTGGAAGTTGCAGCGGGACGACTGCGCAAAGCACTCGCCACCTCGCTACGCAAAATCAATGACCGCACGAATCGAGCACTGGGTCGTCGTGCCGGTTGACGCGCATACAACGGCCAAGATGCCCAACTTGATCGAAGACCGCTTATCGTCATTGCTGGCCGAGTGGATGACCAGTCACCGCCCTGCGGAAATCCCTGAGTCCGTTCCCTTCCATGTCGCTCGTCGTGATGACATCCGCACGCGCCCATGCGTGGTTCTCAATCCCACGGAATCCAAGCCTATACCCGGCATGCCACACACCGCTCGCGTGAAGCTGGACGTCCACTTGTTTTCCCAGGTGGATGATACCTCCGCCGAGGATCACGCGCTGTGGGCGGGTAAGTTGGTGCTGCTCATGCGCGACAAGGCAACCATGCAACTGGACCTCGATTCCGAATCGTTCTGCCTTCATGACCTGATCGAGCGCGAGAGTGTCACCACGCCAGACGAATCTCGTGGTCGGGAAACCGTGCTGAGCTACGAGGCCGTGGTCTCTGCCGTGTGATGCAGTTGACATCGCGACAGCAGCAAATGTCTGCGACTTTCATCGGCACTACTGGCAACTGGGGCATCCCGAACGATCAAGCGGGAATTCTCATCACCGACCTCTCCTTCGACTACTCCAACCAGGAAAAACCTGTGCTCAACAAGAGCGGAGAAATCATTGGCCTCTCACTCTACCAGGAGAAAGTCGAAATCAAACTCTCGGGACTAGTGGCTAAGACCTCGTCCTTCAGTGGCAAGATCGGAGCCGCACTTGCTCTATCGAATGCCATCCCAGCACACCTGCAACAGACGGGCGGAATGACGGTTCTGATGCAAGTCAGCCGCAGTCTCAACAATGAGGACTTCGAGAAAATCGACCTCACCGCGACCCACTATCCATTCCTCGCAGCCGGTGGTGGGGCCTGATCCTAACGACAACGAGATCCCTCTATGAACGCCGTATCACATCTTTCCTCCACCGCTACCAGCAATACCTGTCTTGCCGCTGCATTGACGGCAGTGGGCATCCCGCTTGCCGAGAAGCCATTCGTGCGCGTCGTTGGCGACGGC